CCTGCCTACTGGTCACGCATAGAGCGCGGCATGGAAAAACCACCCAAAGACGAATTAATCAAAAAGGCAGCCGAGTTGCTTGGACTAGACCCAGATGATGCGTTTATTGAAGCCAGCCGTTTACCACCTGATATGCAGAAGGAGGTAGGAAGCGTTGTGCGAATGTATCGCAAGCAAACAACCAAGGAAAAGTAAATGTCGGTGTTGACTCTCGATTATAGGCATTCTCACTGGTTGCGCCCTGCCTACCTTAAACATTCTGAAGTGGAGGATCTTGCGGCAATGGTTCGTCAGCAGCTCGTGGATGCAAATATAGATGCAATTTCCATGGCAGTATTGAGCGACATCACTAGACTGAAAATTAATGATTTAATCTACGATTTGTATATCAGCACTGATCATGTCGTTCACGATGAAAATGGTGAACCTGCCTTGGGCATTTGTGAGTACGATCCTAGCGATCCGAATGCTGCGCTGGTTTCGGTATCGCCGGTCAACGAGAATACGAACGAAGAGCTCGTGCTCAGTACGCTTGCGCATGAATTTGGCCACGCCATTTTTGATGCTCCTGGATGGATCATTAATGCCCGCATGGGGCCTGGGTTGTTCGACGATCCGAGCGAAATAGTTTACAAGTCATACCGGACAACGACGCATGACGGCGGGCATCTTGCTAAAGCAACTCCTGTCAACGATTCAACCAGGGAGCTATCTCAGTTTGCAGGCAACGAGCGCGAAGTATACTTCGCTGAACTACGCGCGAATGAGTTCATGGGTTCTCTACTGGTACCGCGCCAGCGCTTGAATCTTGCCATCGAGCAATTGGCACCACAGCATGGCGTCACTATACATCGGAGTCCTTCGATTGATCCTGAGCTGCCCTGCATCACTCTTCACTTGACGACAGAGGGCAACTTAGGTTTTTTAAGCATGGAATTCTTGCAGAAATCCCTGGACAAGCGCTTCGGCGTAAGCCCCCGTTTTATCCAGGTTCGGATGGAGCGGTATGGCCTTCTCAAGTCGGGAGACAAGATCGGCTGATCAAAGCCCCCTTGCACACCGCCGGTCTCGTGCCGGCAATTTTTAGCTTCTCTAATTAACCATTCGCGCAATAGCGCATTTTATTTATATTTATAAGGAACTTGCCTATGACATCAGTTGTACAGAATAACATTGAATCCAGCAACGTGCAGATTACCGCCGGGCAGATGCCAAGAGCAACGCGACAACGCGGTAAAGATAATGGGCCGGCAGTCCTGCCACACCTTGAGCACTTCGTCCTGCTCACACGCAAAGTCCAACGCCCATCGCTGATTCGTGTTCTTCTGGAAAGCGCACACGGTCGCCCTTTACCGGCAATCCATGCCGTGACGAATGACACAGAAGGCTCGTTGCCAATCCCCTCACGCAATAGCCTCTTCGTGGCGGTCGTACAACTGGAAAAAGAAACCCAGGCGCGCATCGAACGTGCCGCCGAACGCATTGCCCTGCTGGTCGACGAATATGGCACGATGGCTATTGCCGAGCTATTGGATACGGGCCATCCGAAAGATGCTGAAATTCTAACAGCGCCAACTGACAAATTCAGCAGAGCACTTTACCTTTATCTGAGACAGGAATTCCCTCAAAAAGACAACAGAGAAAATCGCTTTGATCACGCTGAACAGCGCCAACAGCTAATGCGTCAATTTCAGAGTGAAAAATACTCAAGCCATTACCTCGGCCCGAAGGGGGTGCAACCCGAACTTAACGATGCCACTGAAACAGTTTTGAAGCAGCGGCTGGCAGAATTATTCCCACAGATCAAAGCCGAGGACATTCTGGTCGAACAGTTCATTCACCGAACAACGGATGATCCAGATTCGCCCGTGCTTTTGTATACATTGTCGGCGATGTTTAACGGCAAGCACGTTCACTACCCAAAAATCATTAATGGAGAAGCGACCGACATTGATGATTCTGCTATTACTAGCGTACGTTACTCCTGGCATTGTGGTAAGGGTGAGTTGTCAGTGTTTTGTGACGACGAAGGCGTACGCCCTGAACTTGCAAAGATATTTCGCGATGTGGTGTTGTGTGGTAATGGGGATATCCAATCCATGCCAATGCGCAAGTTCGATCTGATGGGTTTTGGTACGCCTGCCATACAATTCCGGTTCAAGCAAGATCGAATCGATGGGATTGAGGCGATTGATATCAAACACCTACTCATCGCAAACCCAGAAGTTCGGCAAATTACATCGCGTAATAAACAGGGCGTATTTAAAGTCGAAAATCAACTCCTCATCAAGCGAGATCGATTTGAGGACCGTAGCATTTATGATGTGGCCACGCAAGTTTATAAAATTGGCGACTTGAACAATTACTTGATTAAACAAACCAAGCTTACCATCCGCATTGCCAAAACACCGTATCGCAAAGCGCATGATGTTTCCGTGCAAATCACTGCCCCGAATGGCTTCAATGATCGCAAGCTCACAAAGGCGGATAGTGAACTGGTGATTGCTCAACTCATGAAACTTGATTGCGCTCGTCAATACTAAGGTCAATCGTGCTGCATGCCGAATATTTGATGGTATTGGAGCGTGCTCGTAGTCTTGGTGCCAGTTTGGTAGCGGATGAATTGCGTGGCCACGCCGACGCATTTCTAGTGCGGCGTTGGATTATCAATGACGGGTATCAGACCTCGATCCTCGTTCCAGTTCTCGACAGTGAAGTAGAAGTCGAGGTAGACATCGACGATGACAACAACACGTTTTCGTTTCGTAGTCCTGGGCTCAAGTCTCGCATCCTTACCCGCCCTTTATCGGAGATTACGCTTTATGTAATCAACATGGACGCTTGGATGGATGAAATTTCCGATCTACTCGGGATTGAACCTTCCAGGCGAGCGCGAAAACGAGAAGTGATCAAGGAACATCTTTGGCATCTTGGTGATATTCGGTATGGCGGCACACATCAATTTGCACCGATATACGTGGCACGCCGCCTGGACGCATCAGCACAAGATTGGAATAAAGCCTTGCTCGATGCGAAGCGGCCAAGCCAAGGCATTGTGCTGACTGCATTCGATATTGACATTGATCTGCCAAACAGTCATCAAGCCTGTTGTATTGACCGCTTGGTGATCAATACAGCTGACGGTTTGGTCTGTGATGTTGAGCTTCTAAATCGCCTATTAAAAGGCATGGCTGCCGGTGCAGATGACCCGAACGAGTATTTCGATCAGAAATCCGGAGAACTGAAGCTTGCTTGCATTGTTGAGCCCAAGATATTCAGCGGAAAACAGCGGGCTGTGATTGAAATGCTTTGGAAAGCACGCAGTCAACATGGCGTCAAATGGGCTGATTTAGTGATGCGAACCGGTTGTGGCAAAGATCCAGACAGCGTCTTCGGTATTGAATGGGAGAGATGGCTTGAACGGATCAGTGGTCAACGCGGTTATTACCGCCTGAGAACGCGCAGATCCTAAATTTCCGGAGATTTATCCGGAAAGCCATCCGGACTTGATCCGGATTCAAATGTGAAAAATAAGCAGTGCCCGATTAATTCAAAGGAGCACTGTAAATGTCACATAAAAACTCAACTTGCCAATATGGCCGCGCATCCCGCGCGACGTTGGCATCTTCTGTAAAAGCACGCATCGCGCTCGATGAAAGCGAACTCGCAGCGCGCTGGGGGCTTTCGGTCAAGACCCTGCGCCGCTGGCGTCAGGAACAACTCGGCCCGGTCTTCTGTAAGCTGGGTTCGCGCGTCACCTATCTCATTTCTGAAGTCGAAGCGTTTGAACGGCGTGTCTCACGCTATTCGACCTCCGCTCGGGCATATCAGTAAGGGGAAGCATATGAACGATTTGACTACCTTTCCCGCCGACATCACCGAGATGTCCGTAAGCCAATTGGCCGCACTGTCACCTGAGCAAAAGCACGAACTCAGCAAGAACCTTGATTCCGCCAGTGACTGGCTGAAAAGGGCTCGCGCCAAGTTCGATGCAGCGTTGGATCAGTGTTATCGCGAGCAAGCCTCAGCCATACGCCTTGATACTGGCAAGGATTTCGGCGTATGCCATCTCACTGATGGGCTACTGCGCATCACGGTCGATCAACCCAAGCGTGTGTCATGGGATCAAGCGCAGTTATCCATGCTTGCCAAGCGTATCGAGGACTCCGGTGAGAAGGTCAGTGATTACATCGACATCGAGTATTCGATTGCGGAATCACGCTACACCAACTGGCCCGCTCCCCTACAAGAGCTGTTCAGTTCCGCACGTACGGTAAAACCTGGCAAAGCTAGCTATCGGCTTGCTCTGCTTAGCACAGAAGGAAAATCAGCATGAGTGACATTATTCCATTTAAATTTGAAAATCATACCGTGCGCGTCAATCTCGATGCAGAGAATGAGCCATGGTTCAATGCTAACGATATCTGTAAGGCGCTGGAACATGGCAATGCACGCCAGGCGCTTGAATCCCATGTCGACAAGGATGATGTCCAAAAAATGGACGTCATCGATAGTCTAGGACGCAATCAACGCGCTAACCATGTCAATGAATCCGGGTTATATGCATTAATTCTTGGCAGCAATCTGCCAAAAGCCAAGAAGTTCAAACGCTGGGTGACGCATGAAGTATTGCCTTCGATCCGTAAAACAGGCGTTTATGCAGCACCAGCTTCTATCCCCGCATTGACACAGCCGACTCAGGATCGTGTCAATGCGCTGCTTATGATCGGTGAAGCCATCGCTAAAGTGCCCGGGGTCAGGCCTGGCATTGCCATGGCTGCCACCCTTACCTGCATTCAGGAAAACACCGGACTTGCGGTTGAAACCTTGCGTCGGGCGTTACCAACCAACGACGAACCGATCTGCAGCATGAACCCGACTAGTCTGGGCGAGCATCTTGGCCTCTCGGCTCGGGCCGTGAATAGATGCCTGTCTGCGCTGGGCTATCAGCGACGCAATGAGCGTGACGAGTGGGAATTGACCGAAGCCGGCCAGGCATGGGGTGAAGCATTGCCCTATTCGCGCAATGGTCATTCCGGTTACCAGATTCTCTGGAATCCGGCGGTGTTGGAACAGCTGAAAGGGGTGGCGTAATGGCGTTACCCATTATCTCTGCTGAAGAACGACTCAAAGAACGACACAGCGCCAAGATCGGCTTGATCGGTTTTCCTGGTACTGGCAAGACTACTCAACTCAAAACCCTGCCTGCAGACAAAACCCTGTTTGTCGATCTGGAGGCGGGCGATTTGTCGGTTAAGGACTGGTCAGGCGATACGGTGCGTCCACGCACCTGGAGTGAATTTCGCGATCTGGTGGTCTTCCTCGCAGGCCCGTTGCCTACTGCGACACTCGATCAGTCTTTCTCGGAAGCACACTACCGCCATGTCTGTGAGAAGTATGGTGATCCTGGGCAGCTGACCAAGTATGAGTACTACTTTGTCGATTCACTCACGGTGCTGTCGCGGCTTTGCTTTGCCTGGTGCAAAACCCAACCGCAGGCCTATTCCGAGAAAAACGGCAAGCCCGATACCCGCGGGGCTTATGGCCTGTTGGGTCAAGAAATGATCGCCGCACTGACCCATTTGCAACATGTTCGCGACAAACACGTCATTTATGTCGCCATTCTCGAAGAAAAAATGGATGACTTCAATCGACGTTACTACCAGCTGCAGCTGGAAGGCAGCAAGACTGCGTTGGAACTGCCGGGCATCCTCGATGAAGTGGTGACACTCGCCATCCTTAAGGCCGATGATGGCAGCCCCTACCGGGCTTTCATCACACGTGCTGACAATCCATACGGCTATCCGAGCAAAGATCGCAGCGGCCAGCTCGATGCCATCGAGGAACCTCATTTGGGCCGGCTCATCCAGAAATGCCTTGGCCCTACCCCACAAATCTAACTAATGAATATAAGGAGTAATTTATGAACCAGAACAACTGGCAAGACTTTAACGATGCCGAAGCACAACAAAGCGGATTCGATCTCATCCCCAAAGGCACGCCAGTACA